TTTAGATTATATGTTATCATAAACTTATACAAGCAGTTGTAAACATCATCTGCAAATCGATCATGATCAAACTTCTTGTGCATCTCACGATTCTTACCATACAAGAAATCCTTAATATCATAAGGAGGATCTAAAAATACAAAAGTATCAGATGATCCTTTCTCTTTCATCACTTCAGAATAATCAACATTAGTAATCTTCCAATGTTTTATCAACTTAGAAAACTGTGCAAGTTTATCTGCACCTACAAGTGAGAAATTAGAATTAGATGCAGTCTTTGAAAATGTGCTGTTCTCTGTAAGTCCAGAAAAACTACACTTGTTCATAACAAAAAATGCTACTGCTTTCTCAAAGTTATCATAGGTATCAATTTCTGCTTTATACTTATTAAATAGTTCTTTGGCACTTGCAGTTATTTTATCCTTATCACCCTCATCCAACGTCCTCTGCTTCTCTTCTCGCACTCTCTCAGACAATTCTTCACCTCTATCTCTTAACTGTATCCAGAAGTTATAAAGAGGCACATAAAGATCGTTGATCCATACTGGAACGTCTGGATTTGACTTTGTAAAATTAATAGCAACTGATCCACCACCTATAAAAGGTTCTCTATATTCAGAAACCCTTTGAGGAAACCAAGGTGATAATGTTTTAATTGCTTTAGATTTCCCACCAGGATATCTAAGTGGAGTCTTTAAAGATTTAATAGAATCTTTCATACTCATCACTAACTTGAACTTCAATGGTATCAAAAATTCTATTCAATGATTGAGCAAATATTCTATATCCTGATCCAACATAAAGTTGACCTGCTACTACAGAAAATGTAGCAATACCCCAGAACAAATAATAAAATCTGGATTTAACTTGGTTTCTCACCTTTTCTTTTGAAATCATAATAATAACTATTTGAAACTACATTCTACCATAATCTCTGTTAAACATGCAAGCATGTTTATCTCTTGGTCTGCAACAAATGCTATTTGGTACTGGTACTTCGCAATAATAAGAACGGCAGCAGGAATAGTGGAAGGCACAAGGGATTCGTAAAGACTATCGTAAATGCGACGCAATAAAACACTAGGATCATTGTCCAAGTTATTGACACACCATTTACGTACTTCTGGAAAGTTCTTCGTCTTGAGGTTTTTAATGAGATCATTAACCTTTACGTCACTAAAGTGAGCTAGTATTCCACTATCTATCCTACCTCCTACTGAGTATCTCTGACACTCATTAAGAACTCTTCTCCAATCAGGAAAATGTTTGTTAATTAATTCTGCTAGGACTTTCTTATCTGCTTCTATTCTTTCTTGTTCCAAGATCGAGTTAAGACGTTTGAAAAAGCATGTTGCGATATCTGCTTTTTGTTGTCCTTTGATTCCAAACTCGATGACAGCACATCGGCTGTGGAGGGGTTCAATGATTTTGTTCTTGTAATTGCAGGT